ACACCAGAACCACCTTCATCGTATGAATCCCAATAAACTGTGTTATTTGCTACAAGAATTGCACCACCACTTGTGGTTGCTGCATTTTTAGCTGCTGTTGAAACAGCTCGAACTACATGGAGTCTATTGGAATATTGTAAAAAGTTGGCGGCAGAGAAAAACGATATGTATGTATTGGCATCGGGCTTTTGGAATGTTTGTACCAAAAGATCCTCCGAATCAATCAATGTTATATCGTTTGCGGGGCCCCATCTAAATGGCCCAGCTATTCCGGCATCTATGGAAGAAATGCCGGGCACTACTGTTGTTAAATCAATTTCAGATGTATTTACGCCAGGGCTTACTTGAAATGCCATTTCATCTCTCCTATCCTTAAATTATTTTGGGTAAATGTTCTACTATCCTCTGTATTAGGGATACTATGATTATTTATAAAACCCCAGCTTCCAAGAATATAAATAATTACTGAGATATAAATGTTTTTTTGGAGTTTGAATATGAATCCGATTGATCGGTTTTTAACTAAAGTACAGAAACAAAACTCAGGGAATGACTGTTGGCAATGGATTGCATCAAGGACACAACAGGGATATGGTATGTTTTCTTTTCAAGGAAAATCCATTCCAGCTCATAGGTTTGCTTATGAACATTATAAAGGGGAAATACCCGATAAGCACATAGTACATCAAGTTTGTCAGAATAATTGTTGTGTTAATCCAGAGCATTTGATTATATGTACTAAAAGTGAATCCAGACTAAAATATAATTCTACAAGAATTCACCCCGATGCTAAAAAACTGATACAGAATATAAAAGAAAGAGGCCCAGAAGACAGATTAGAAGATTTTGGGTTTAGTGAAGAAGTTTAGAAGTAATTTCTTTGCCAATCATCAACTACCTGCCATTGTGTGCCTTCATTATCTGTAAATGTTCCATCATCAATACCAGTATCTATAATTCCAAATGGTAACATATCATCTTCCATAGCTTTCATCTGGTCTTTATACATTTGTTTTCTTATATCAAGGTCTGTCATATCCTTAAAATATTGTTGTTGAATCAACCATGCAAAGACCACCAATCCCATTGCCAAATCATCATGATGCCCTTCTTCAGCCTCATAAGAATTATACTTTGAAGCAAATGTAGTCAATTCAGCAATGGTATCAAAATCTGGTATGATAAGTTTATCTGTTTCTATTATTTCCTTCAGTGCAGAACAACCAATTCTCTTTAGTTGTTTACTGGTTCGTATTCCTAATTGAGCATTTTTTCCAAATCCACCTCCAATTTTCTGTCCAGCTCTTCCATGCATTGAACACATAAGAATATTCTCATATTCCAAATCATGATGCATTGATTCTGCTACAGACTGTCCAATATCATTAACCTCTACTAATACCCATGCCGTATTGTACTTCATTCCTGTCTGGTAAATTATATTGGGATAGAGCATTGGTGAAATAGTATTATCTCTATATTTTGCAACTTGTTTGTATGGTATTTGAGATATATCGAATACAGAAAATGCTGAATAATCTTGACCTTTACCATGAGAAGTATCCGCTATGAGACAATAAGTTTTTCCCTTAATCGGTTGTTCATAGATATCCATTCCACCTTGAGACACTATTGGATTCTCAAAAGTCATAGATTTCAGTTTAGATGGTGCAATAAGAGTTAGTGTAGAACCGATAAACTCACAATCAAATTCTTGAGTAAATTGTTGTTGACTCGTATTCTTAATGGTTTCTTCTTTCCATTTCTGATCACGGCCTGGAACTTCCATCCAACTAACATCAATGGGAATGTAGTTACTTCTCCCTTCTTCAGCATCTATCCACATCTTATAGAACATATTGAGTCCTAATGGAGTTGATACAATGAATACTTTGGTGGTTTCACCAGAAGAAATTGTAGGATAAACGGAAGTGAAGAACTGATCTGCAATATTATTCGGAACGTGAGCAAACTCATCAAGGAAGATGATATTGAAAGAACTACCTCTGACTGCAGATGAAGACGTGGCCGCGGCTAGGATTTTAGAACCATTCTCTAGTTCAATATTACCTTTGTTCCATACAACCACTCCTTGTTGTAACCATTTGGGAAGGTGTTCGTATGCCAACTGAAGTCTGGATAATAATTCACGAGCTGTATTCAATTTATTGGCGAGTATTGCACAATTTACACTCTCATTAAAAAGTATATAATGAAGGAGAAAGCTGATAATGGTAGTAGATTTTCCTGTCTGTCTAGGCATCTTACAAATTACAAATCTATTATCATTAAAAGTCTTAATCATCTTTTTCTGATAAGGATACATATCAAACGGAACTAAACCTTTATCTACATGGACAATCTGAACATAATTTTCAATAAAATGTTGTGGATCTTCCATACATTTTTGATATTCAGTAACAGATTCTTCTGTCCATTCTACTGGCTGTCCTACTGATTTTAGATTTGGATTACCTAGATAGGTTTCACTCATCTTTTTTACCTTTTAGAGTATTATTGATACTTACCAAGTTGTTATTGATACTCTCCAATGCTTGAATATGTCTAATTGCTAAATCATATTCAATTTCTTTGTTTGGATCAATTTTATATTCTTTGGAATTTTTTAAATCATCAATTTTTTTGATTATGAATCTTAGGTTCATCTTGTTCTTTCTTACCCTTTAACAATTTCTGAAGTTCCGCAGTAGACCCCACAAACAATGCATTAGTAACATTGGTTGGCCCACCTTTTTCAGTTTTAATGTCTTTTTTGGTTTTATGTAGGTTAAGAAGTTCTTTATTGGTTGTGGTCAATTTGTCTATCATTTGACCAACCACCTCAAAAGCACGAGGATGTTCTGATTGTTTAGCGATTTCAAGAAGTTCTTCTAAACCATCTTGACCACGTTCAATCAAATTATAAAGATTCTCACGAGCATACTGGAAATCCGTATCCTCATCTTCGCCATTAATTGGGGGTTTTACTTTTTCTACTTTGACAATCTCTTTTTTCGGTTTTTCTATAATCCCCAAAACCTCATCTAAGTGATCGTCTATATTTGCTACTGTCATGCATCAGAGTCCGTATAATCAACACCAGCATTTGGATCAAAATGCTTAGAGTCTTCAAAAAATTCAAAAGTTTCACTAAATCCGTAATCACTATCAGCTTGTGCAGTAGTTGGGGATGGAACTACTGTATATCTCGACTTGACTGTAGCATCACCAACATCCTGACTTGAACTTTCATCCAAGAGTTTTTCATAATTTCCAGATTCTAAAAGTATATAGTCTGAAGTCCTTAAAGCATCCTTTGAAGATTCTAGAATAATATAATTTATTTCTAAATCTGAAACATCTGCATCTTGACTGCCAGGAATTCTGAAATTAACTTCAATAGTTTTAATAACAGTACCAGATTTTATATCTGGATAAATCATTCCCTTTAAGAGAAAACTAAGAGTCCAAATGATGGTTCGTCTTGTAGCTAACTCTCCTTCATATTCATCACTTTGTGTTGCAGAGTTCAATACGATAGGAACATCTGTTTTGATTCCCATATCTGGAATCGTATTGATTGTAACTGTAAATTCTGGTGTGAAGTAAGGAAGAATTTGCTCAAGAATTTGTGTTCCATCTTCAGCATTGTTGACTAGAATAAAAAGCTCGAAATCAAAATTATAAGGTACTGGATTGTATTGAGTCATTACAGAACCAGTAGATGATGTATTTGCGTTAAAATTTCTTCCTATTGTATTCAATTTTCTTACAGAATCGTAAGTAGTTCCTGTAAGAGCAAATCCCATTCTTGGAAGTCTTGTTTGTACAACTCTTCTGTCCGTTGTAGTCTCTTGAAGAGCTAAAATCCATTTCTGTCTAGGCCCATAAGCCAGAGGAACTTTAATTCTTTCAAGAACTGCTCCAGCTGAGTTCTTTCTTTCAACATTAATATCGTTGAAAATTGTACCAAACGCAGCCACATACTTTCGTATGGTTTGATGATAAAACGTAGATCCTAACATTAGTAATTAGTTCCTTCACTAAATGGGTTACCCTCTGAAAAATCAAGAACCGAATCTGCATCAGTTTCAATCTGCTTGTTACTTGTAGATGTATCGGTTGTTCCTGCTTCAATTTGAGCTAGAGTTTCAGCCGCTTCATCTGTTGTCTGTTTAGTTTCGTAAGTACCAGTTGCTGTACTTGTTGCTCCAGTAAGAATTTCTCCTACTGAAAAGTTTCCTGTCATGTTGATAAGATATAGATATCTTGTTGTAGAATCCCACTTTGCAACCTCTCCTGTAGTAGCAGAAGTTCCCCCTGTAACTGTCTCTCCAATTTGGAAAGTACCAGATACAGCTGGACTAGAAGCCAATTCAAATGTACGAACAAAAGATTGTTCTCTTTCAATATCATCAATCTCTTCTATTCCTGTATCAATCTTCTCATCACCATAAGTAAAGAGTTCACAAGTTAAATCGAAAGTCTGAAGTGCACCAGTTTGGAAAAACGTATTAGTATCGGTGACTCCTAGAACTGTAAAAAGTCCATCTGTTAATGGAAAATAGATAAGGTCACCAGCTTTTGGTTCTTTATCTCTTCCACTACCCTCAAAAGCGAGGTCTTCCCAGCGTCTTTTTGCAACTGTAAGTGTAATTTGATCTCTAACCTCAAGCCCAAAATTTGAAACAAAAGTACCCTCACCCTCAAAACCATCAACATTCTTGATGTACATTTCGATTGTTTTGGAAGAGTTAAATTGAGATGAGCGGTCATCACCAAAGAGCTTATCTTCATTGACCAAAGTTCTAGGCATATAATTTAGATCAATACCATACACCTTGATTGACTCAATGATGATATTTTCTAGAAGTCTTTGCTCCGCTGTATTAGTTCCATAGTGGTTGAAGTAATGATTGGTTGCCATTATTAACCCACCATAAAGTCATCGGGAAGTTGATACTTCAGTTGAACCTCTTCTTCTATTTTTTCTAATTCCGTATTTGCGTCATCGTAAAGTTGTCTACCATTCAAAGTAATTCCGCCTGGAAGTTGCATTCCTTCAAATTTAATCAAATTTTGACCCCATTGTTTTTTGAAAAGTGATGTTACATATTTCTTGAGGAACATATCACCCCAAATATCTGTATATGTAGCAGGATCTACAATACAATAACATTGTACAACAATAAAATCATCAATTTTCAAATCATTACCCCAATCTATGTCTAGATATAATCTGTCCATGTGTCTGTTAAATCTAAACTGAGGCATTCCATGAAATAACTCATTAATCATCGAAAGTTTTTGTTGTGTCAATACATAGTTTCTAAAATCTTGCATTGCACCCATCGAATACAAATCAGAAAGAGCATACTGATAATTTACAGAAAACATATTTGAAGTATTATTAGTATCACTATAGAAAGGAATAACCCCCCTGACACCTATAATATTTTCTGTTATTGAAATATATTGATTATCAAAATCTCCTAAAGAATTTGCAGTAGAAGCATGAGTTGTCGCTGAAGGACTACCAGTACCATCTCCTGTTACAGTTTCACCATTACCAAATGTAGTAGTGGTATTTGCATAATAGGTATTTCCATCACCACCAGATTTTACTTCTGGATTTTTATATCGAATTGTGGTATTTGCACTATGATATTCATGAACTGTAGCTCTTACTCCACTAGTACCACCAGTAATTTTTTCCCCAGCTGTAAATACAGTATTTGAAGTTATCTTGAGAGTAGATCCTGTAATTTGATGTTTAAGAAATGTTGGATATGTACCATCAAAATGATACTCTTGAAAAAATTCAAGAGCGTCATCAATACGATCTTCCATTTGGTCATCATCAATATTAAGTTCTACTACTGGATGACCCAGCTGCCTTTTAGCATAATCTTTAAGTGTTGCTCTTGAAGTTGGTTGTGTCATTTAGTTGCCTCCTCAGAAATCGTTATAATCCCTTGTGCCAATCTTTCTATTATTGTTCCTCCCGATTGAGTATATTCCACATCATACATATACTGGCCAGGTGCAAGAGCCGCTGTTTGAGTTGCAGTCAAAGAAATGGTACAATTAGATCCCGAAACAGCAGCAGTAAATACAGCAACATTATTTGATGAACTATAAGATTGTCTCATCTTACCAGCACAAGTACCAGAAGAAATAGCAACATTTCCACCGATAGAGTTTTGTGCAGTAATCACCTTTTCAAATGTACATCCTTGATCTATTACAAGATTAACAGTTTGTTTTTTAAGAGTTAGTGGCATTTTTCCTTACCT